AGTTTGGCGGGAACCAAATTATAAAGTCTGATAAAGTTTTGATCAGCATCAGCCCGGGCCATTGGTGTCATTTGATCATAATTTGACGTGTAAGTGCCGTCATAATAATCGTTTGCCATTGTCTGCGTAACAACGGTTCCGGGCGCCGCGGTTCCCTTGGCGTAATCAATCATCAGCTTGTCAGCTTCATACGTCTCTACTTTCTTTTCCGCCTCGGCTTCAGAAAATGCGCGCATCTGAGTCCACTTTGCTTCGCTAATTACACCTCTAGCAACCAAGTCTCTACCGACCGTCACAACTTCGTCTAGAGTAAGATCTCCGCGCCTAACGCTAATTTCGTAGTCAGATGCCTCTTGGGCATTTCTAGTGTCGCCCTCAAGCACGGTTTGTGATAGCGTCCCTATTCTCGTTAAGAGCTTTGCCTCCAGCGACCTCTTTGCCTCTGGAGTCAGTCCATCAATAGATTCTGCCTCAAGTATGCCGCGGTAAATTTTCTTCGCCGCTTCGACGCCCTCTCTTGGGTCTTCAGCGCTTAGTATAGCCTGCTCTATCTCAGCCATTGAAGTGTTTACTGCTATACGCTCCTCAATGTTACGAGTTCGCAAGGCAACATCTTCAGGGTCAAGAATGCTGGCATTGTCGGCAAGCACTGCAATTGCCTCTCCCTGAAGCCTTGCAACTTCTTCCGAGTCAAGCTCGCTAGCGGCTTGAGCGATCTCATTTTCCATGCCGTCCAAGCGAGTGTTAATCGCTGACACACTTTCCTCTACAGCCTTCTCTCGCTGAATCTCACCAATCTTTAACGCCTGACGTTCTGTGGCCTGACTTAAATCAAACCTTAGTTGGGCGGCATACTCTTCTGGAAGACCGCTGTCCGTAAGGCCAGAAATATAGCCATCCATGTCTGTTCTAAATTGGGCCTCGTTTGGGTTGTCTCCCTGCGCCTCAATGTTCTTAGCCATTTCTGTTTGAAACGCATTTCTAATGTTGGCGTCAAAGCCGCTAATAACCGTCTTGTTATATGTGTCGTTATAAACAGAAAAAGGGTTGCGCGACTCTATCATTTTTGGCGCACGACCCTCTGCTACTGCCGACGCGGCCTCTATGCGAGCCGCTTCATCAGCCTGTTCTTTTCTTACCTTTTGCCCCACCGCTGTTGCCTGCCTTGCGACTTGCTCGCTTACACGAGAAAGCGTTTGCATTACACTTGCGGCCCCGTCATCAATGCCGGTTGGCTGAAACTTACCGTAAAAACCTATTCGCTTTTGAGCCATGATTAACCCCCCGCTGGCGTTTCAGTTGTTTTCTCACCGAACCCGCCGTTCACTCCTAGCGAAGCAATGCTAGCCGCGCCACCAAGGAGCGATCCAAACGAGCCAATGTTGCCACTTCGTCTTGCATTCTTGCCTGCGCGCTTTAATGCGGCGGCCCGAAGGCGTTGGTTAACCTCGGATATGTTTTCGCTTAAGCTAATCTTCTTTTGGTTATTAAGCGCAAGTTGAGCAGGGGTCCCTTCCGCCGCAATTCCAGAGGTTCCTTGGCTTACGATGTTTGCCGCAAGCGCGTTATTTAGCTCCTCAAATCTGGCTAGCTTTTCTGACTCAGCCTGCAACTTTTCTTGCTTGGCCTGCTCTTTTAGTTGATCTTCTTGTGCCTTGGCCGCCTCTTGCTGTCCATATATAGAGGTTGCGGTAGACGCAACCGTAAGTGTAATTGCTGTTATAACCCAACTCATAATTCAGTCTCCAGTATTTCTTTGGCTATCTCCGATATGTTTGTCTTATCAGTTGGATGAAAAGTAATCCAAACGCAGTCAGTGATGGCATGTATAATCCTCTTTTCGCCGGGCTTGGTTCGCCCCATAAACGGACCTTTTATAGTTTGCTCTCCCTCCTGAGAAACCACCCGGCACTCACCAGTCTGAACCGTGTACAGGTGGTTTGTTTTATGAAGGGCTCCGACTAGGGCAACCCCTGCGGGAATGTGCAGTTCTCTGGCATACAAGCCGTCAACGAAGTGATGAAACACTTCGCATTCGGCCTGTGGCAGTTGTCGCATGAGCTCCTGCACTTTTGCTACCTTGTCGGGGATAGTCGGTATCATGATCCTTGCATCTCGTATTCAAGAAGTTGAATTCCAAACGGCAGGGGGTGCGGCCCAGTTATCTCGGGAGCCACGTCAACTTCCCATCCAGTTGAGTCGTACCAGTCCCTAATAACTCCAGTAAATAGCTCGGTTCCTGCGTTGGACAAAAGATCGTCTCCAAAGTTTCTAAACGGAACTTCGATGCCGTTAATGTAAATTCCGGCAGACTCATACACGCGAAGATTGCTTCTTATGATTTTCTTGTCGTGCGCCTGAGTAAACCCTAAACCAACATTTGTGCTAATCGGCATTATTTTTACCTTGGGGACAAAGTTAATTCCAACCTCGTAGGTTACCCGGTTGTCCGAAGGGAAGCTCACAGGATCTGAAAGCTCCAAGTTGTCCTCATCGTTAAGCCTAATGCTACCGCCCGCCACACTGCTAACAACGTACTCGCCGCCGGCATAGTTCAGGATGGTGCCGTCCTCTGACCTTTTTGCGCTAACCCTTACCGTTTCTCCAATTAGGTGGCCAAGGCGAACTATTTGATCTGACTGCCAGCCAGTGGTTTGCGATTCGATACTAGAGTCCATGTATCTATCAAAAGACCATTGCTCGATAGTTTTATTGCCATCATAATCTACAAGCACAAAAAGATTGTCTGCCACGGTTTCGGCCTGCTCATAAGAGCAGTTGTTAGCGCACCTCCACCGGGTAAACGCGCTGATCTCTTGGCTTCTTAGCGTATTTAAAACAGCAGATGGGCCAGAGGAATTAAGGATGAAAACCCAGTTTGCATCATCGCTTCTTGTCCCAGATAAAAGCGCCGTGGATACCGGCTGGTTTATAAGGTGAGACGAAAGGACCGACGTGTCCTGCGCTATATAAGCGTTCTCGTTAAAGGAGTAAACGTAAGTCAGCAACGACTTTCCATACCTATCAATAAACATGGTTGATCCGTCAACATCCAAAGCCTCGATTCCTGTTGATCCGTGAGAGGTTTGAGGCACAATGCTTATAGTTGCCGGAGTGACGGGTTTTACTATCATGGCAAACTCAGTCCCGGCAGTAAAAATTTGAAGGTCTCTCCCGGGGTATATATCCGTTATTGTGTTCAGCGTTCTTGAGCTAATTGTGACAACTATGCCAAAATCATCTTCAGTTTGAGAGGTGTCAAAGTTGAAGAAGTCTCCGCTCTTTGAAAACCAGATAGTTTGCTTTCTGCTGTCAGTGCCTCCAAGCACCAATCGGCTTTCATAGAAGGCTATGGTCTTGGGCCATCCACGAAGGCTTGACCAAGCGTCCTCTAGTCGGGTATCTCCAGCTATTACGCCTGATACTAAAGCGCTGTTGTCTCCGTCTCCGGTAGTAAAGTATCCGGTAATAGCGGTGTATTGACGGGCAGAAGAGCCGTCCATTACTACGGTGTAAACGTTGCTAAATCCAGTTACAGATATTCCGTCACTGCCAAATACCGGCATTGATTGCAACGCGCTTTCTATGTTTTGCACGGTTGTTGCGTTGGGGCCTGAATAAGTTATCCCTCTGGATGTTACGCCCTCAACCTCTATAACAAATCTATCCCCAATATCCAGATTAGGGCCGCTTATTGTCAGCGAAAACTGACCGGGCGTTGTAATGACGGGGCTCTTCGCGTCATTAAAGTCAAACTGAGGGATACCGGTTGTCGTTTCAGGCGTAGAAAATGGAATGTCACCCCAAACCCAATTGTCATCCTCTCCCAAGTTGACGAGCCTTTTTGGCGGGAAGTTTCCGGTTACCAACAAAACGTTCTCTAACTGCGCGGCCCTTATCTCTTCGAGGTTTGGATCGCCGTTAGCACCGTAGTCTCCCGGGTTGATATTGGCAACCTCAACAGCGGGGACAGTGTCTGTTCTGTAGACGCGGATATTGTCGTAAGTAAATTCAAGAAGGTAGTTTCTGGACGCCTCAACACTAAGACTTTTAAGGCCTATAGAGTTATCTGCTTCTGCCGAAGTTTGCAGGAAGTTTATATTTCCACAACGAATATTATAGGGAATGTCTTCGGTTCCAGTCTTCCTTATTCGCCAGTAGCGCAACGAACCAGAAGCTCCGCTATTGTAGACCTTGACTCTTATGGAGTTAGTGGATTCGCCGGTTATCCTTGGAAGCGTCGCACTAAAATTAGGAGAGCCGATAAATAACGGGTCGTTATTCGCTTCTATTACAAATCCAGTAAGGCCGTCTTCGGTGTTGGGGTAACTAATTAGGCTTAGGCCTGATATGTCAACGTAGCTAAAAGTTGCGTTCGCATTAGCAACGCCAAGATCTATTTCGGCAAACGTCCAATCGGTGCTGGTGCCGGGATCGTTCAAAGAGTCATAAAAAGTAAGCGGGTCGCCATCAACCAAGACGCTCGGGTCTGGTACGGCACCGGCATCCCCGGTGGTTACAACAAAGCCACCGCTTGCGTATGGGTCCCCGGTTCTGGCGGAAGGCTCCCCTACGAATGCTAGTCCGGGTCGACGACGCACCCCGCCTTGAGGAACGATCAACACGTTCTCCGCAATCTCACAGCCACTGCTGTATTGGGGAAGCTCAATCCTTCCAAGCATGAGAGGAGAAAGCTCCCCTCCTGTAAAATTGTTTTGTACGTATTGAGAAATCGGCATTAGTACCTCACGTCTGTAAATGGGTTGCTAACAACCCGTTCTGTTGGGTATTGCTGAGAATCAGTGTACCGCGCCATGCGAGACTGGTTAACGTACTTAACTACTAGGTCTTGGCTTGCTGTCGCGGAATCTCTTATGCTCGCCGCAAAGTCAACGGCAAGTGCGTACTCAATCATTTTTGCAAAGTATACCGGCCATTCTGACTCAGGCATGTTTCTAATGTAATCTGCATAAAGTGTTTGAGACGTTTTGCTATACAGTTTGTCACCATATAACTGGTAATCATTGTCGTGCTCTACATTAATCAAAAATAGCAGGTCGCTGGGAAGTTGATGTATGTGTCGCCATTTTCCCTGTGGGTCTGCTGGTTGTTCTGTTGATAGTTGCATTGGGGTAATTGTTCTGGCGAATCCCCATCTGTGCTTAGTAATTTCGTTTTGCACAATGTTGTCGTATAGGTTTCGCGCAACAGTCTCGCGGCGACCGCCTCCTTCGAGAGAGTTGATTGGCACGTCACCGATCAGGATCAATGCGTTGCTTATGAGTTGTAGTTTGTCAGCCATTATTGCTCCTGAAAATAAAAAAAGCGGTACTCCCCGAAGGTTTCCCGCATATTATTTAGCTAATTGCCGCGATGGCTACCACACCAGCCGCACTAATAGCTTGCACTACGCTTACTGTGCCGGTTGCGTTACCTGCTGGCTGTTGGCCGTGAAGGATAATGTCACCCTTCGACAGTTCCGCCGCCGCGTCATTGTAGTAGTTAGCGCAACGCTGTGCCGCAATTGTGTCTGCAACGCTTGAATACGTGAAGACTGAAGGCGCAATGCCCGCTAGTCCTGCACCCACGCGCTGGAAGTCATTTCTTTCAAAAGCCATTATGAGCCTCCTTCTTAGTTAGGGTTAGTGCCGTTGTTAGTGTACTTGATCTGAACAACACCTTCACTATCGCGAACGCAAGAGCCAGCCTTCAGCATTCCGTTAGACAGCCATGCTGTACGCTCTGGAATCCAGTTAACTTCGGTCTTCATGTCGATGCCGATAGCCAAGCCAACAGCAGGAGTCTGATAGAAGTATGAGTCAACAACGTTGCCTACCTGAGTAAGACCGCCTTCAGCGCCGGCACGATTTTCGAGTACAGTAAACTTGAAGCCAAGCAGTGTATCAATATCGCCGTTTACAAGCGCTTTAACGTTCTGGTAGAAGAAGTTCGTTGCCTTCTCGTCGTTCAGCAGGCCACCAAGACCGCCAGTTTCGATGACGGCGTGAAGCTCTGTACCGGGAACACCTTGCGACTTAAGTGCAACCTGTGCAGAAATAAGCGCGTCCATTGAAAGGTTTTCACCACCAACGTCAATCAGGTTCTCAGCTGGAATCTGGAATGGTACGCCAGCAGTAGAGTCTGCCGCGTCATCCATTGCGTCGATAACAAGCTGGTCAACACGACGGCCGAGTGCGCCAGCAATTGTCATTGCCAGTTCACGCTTTTCGTCGAAGTTTACAGTTGCCTGATCAAAGATGTCAGTGTATTCTGGAGCGTTCCAGTTGGTCAGGGTGCATGGTAGCAAGTCGTGGCCAACGTCCATTGGAGTTACGAGGTCAGCGGTTGACTTCTGGTTCGCTAGGCCTTTGCCCATGCGACGGAAGTTGTAGACATCGCCTACAACATTGTTGCGGACCGTTACAGTATTCTTCAGCATGCCCATTCCTTGATAGGCTTGTTTGACCATGCTGTCAAATTCTTTGGCCGCTACTGCGGATAAAGTTTTAGACATTTTATAAATTCCTTGTAAAAAGGTTTAGTTTTGGTTTTTCTTTGACGTTAGGCTCAGTACCCTTTCGGTGAGCGGTCCATCGGCTTTCGGGGTCCTATCAAGGGGTGTCCCAAATTATTATCCGACGATTTGGTGGTTGGTGCGATCGCCACCATACTCCTTCATCATCTTTTGGATCTTGTTTTCGTGCTCCATGCTAACAGAGCGAAGCAGGTTTCCACGTTCATCTGTCTTGAACATTTCTGCCTCAATGTCATCCCATGTCACACCGCCGGGCTCATAGTGCCCGTCAATTGGTAGCTTAGCAGGGGCAGTTGCCCTTACGATTGTTTCTATTAGCTCGATATCTTTTGCT